ACTCGACCGGGACAGTCGAAAGTTCGATACCGACAGTTGGACCTGCCACAGAGGTTGCGCTGAGCGCGTTCTGGGTGGTGCCCGCCGTCGTTCGCAACAAGCCCTGAACCCAGCCTGCCGTTACGCCATCGAGTTTCGCGGTGTTGATGCCGCGATGTATGCCCGGCGACCCTTGGTTCAGGGGGACGGGGTACAACGTGGTTGGCATCAGGCCACCTTGACGTACAGCACACCTGACACTGGTGCAGCGGGAGGCCAGTTCGCTGTCGTCACCGCAACAATGCGGCTATCGACGTACTGCTTCGTCGCCGCCCCCAACGCCGTAGTCGGATCGGCGGATAACGCAACAGGAACTCGCGCCGTGATCGCTGCCCCATCGAGCGACAACACGTTGTTCGATGGTGGGCCACCGTTTGCGTCGCCGTTCTTCCACAACACGAAATGGATCGCATTGCCAGCCGTTGCAGCGGCGTTGTGTTCCGAGCGGATTTCATGCGCGTAGTTGAGCGTGTTGTTATACGCCAATACAAGCTGACGGACGGGAGCACCCGTTGAACCACCCGCCTGCGTTGTCACCCGCGACACCACGAGGGGCTTGGCGAAAGCGATACTCGTCGCGTTGAAAGTCGCGACGGCGGAGTATGTGGCATCGCGGATGGAAACGGTGCTGCCGTCGAGATACAAAGTCTTGTCAGCCAGCCCAACCGTCATGTACGTGTCGGTCGCTGTGAGTTGCGAAGAGCCGATGAACAGTTGTCCCATCGTCGCGTCCCCCAACGACAACGGAACCCCGATCGAAACTTGGCCGTACCGCCATTGCTGCACCACTCGCCCATTCGCGTTCGACGAGTCGTACATCGACAGTTCAAGGTTGCGGCCGAAATCAATGTAAGGACCCGACTGCAAGATGAACCGATAGGCATTGTTGGAGAACTTCGCAAGCCAGGCGTGATAGCCATCGCCGTGCGTCATGAAGTTGACTTCCGACGCTCCCGCCCGAGTCACCAGTTGCAGCGGGATCGTGTCCTTGCTCGTCAACCACAGCGAGCCGTTCGTGTTGAACTGCGACATCGTGGCGTTGGCGGCATCCTTAAACACCATCAACGATGGCGACTGTCCTGTGACCTCTTTGATCGCCATCGTCGGGTAGTTCGGATTGGGCATCGTCTGGAACTCGACGCTGCGGTAGCCGTCCTGCCAGTACACGCGCTCGAACTCTGGCCCTTGGCCTTGGTTGCCCCAACGCGGCGTCAACGCTTTGATTTCCAACAGTGGGATCGCAGTCGGGCCGCTCTTGCGCGTGATCGTGACCCGCCACTTGGTGTCCCCTGAAACCGCATTCGACAACAAGAACGTCTGCGGAGTGGTATGCGGCTCGACATCGACCGATGACGACATCGTTGTCCACGTCGTGCCGTCCACGCTGCGCTGAATCAGAATGTCGCGAGTCGTTCCGGCCGAGTAACCGAAGGCGATCATCATTTGCTGGATGTAGGTGTACGCATCGACGGTCCATGTGCAGCGCCACGCCGAATAGGTGTCGTCGCAACAGTTGAAGCCCCACGAGTTGTCATCGAAGATCGCGTTGCTGTACGCCCAGTTCAACGGCACCCATGCCGTGCCGTTGAACTGCTCCATCACCGGGCTGCACTGACCGAACGCAAACAGGTTGTGCCACGGCGTTGCCTGGATCGCCAGCGCATTCCAGTTCTCGTCAAACGCCCACGCGCCAGTCGGGTTGCTAACCCTGTACGAGTTCGGATACTGCGCGTAGACAGGAACCTTGAAATCGGCTGCCGTCAACGACAGGTCCAACATCGGCGCGTAGGCCGTCGTGCGGAAGTGCTGTTGGTTGGCGTCGTAGTACAGATGGTTGCCAGAGGCGATCTGTATGTAGCCCGAACCAGTGTTGTCCGCCTCGATGAAGTACGAATCGCTAACCGTGAACTTCAACCTGGCGATCGCCGTGTTCTGCACGCCCTGCAAGCGCAACGCGTTGGCACCGGGACCAGTGACATCCACGTTGTCGTTGAGCCTCAGTGGGACGTACCACTTCGCGCCCGTCAGGTTGTCGATATTCGCGAGCGTCTTTGTGGTGTCCGCCTTGCGCAACACGAACGAATCGGTGTCGAGATACGCCTGCCATGCCGCCCGCATGAAGATGTAGTTGGCAGAATTGATGTTGATGTTGCTGCCATCGGCACCGAACGAGAGCGGAGACCCACCCCTCGCCTGGCTGAAGATCGCGAACGTCTTGTCGCCAGTACCGAACATGTCTTGACCGACAGCCCAGTTCTGACCGAACAGCGCTGTCGCTCGCCGCGACGTGGCGTGCGTCGATTCCAATAGGAACAGCGCATTGGGATGCTGGTCCACCTTGCCGCCCGCATAATAGACGGGAGCCGTCAAGTTGCCCGTCATCACATCGCCAGTGACGTTGACGTAGCGCAAGTCGGCAGCGGCCTGATCCAGCCCGCCACCAGTGGCGACGACCTCGGACCAATCAGCATCCTTGCGGGCGTACTGCTTGCCGTCGATCGGTGCCTCTGGAACGTCGCCGTCTTCACCCGGGGGTCCCTGCGGACCAGGCACCGTCGAATCGGCACCCGTCGCGCCCGTCGCGCCTGTCGCGCCTTGCGGTCCGATCGGACCCATCGGCCCTACGTCACCCTCATCGCCCTTCGGGCCCTGCGGACCAGGCACGGTCGAATCGGCACCCGTCGCACCAGTCGCCCCCGTCGCACCAGTCGCACCGGTCGGACCGGTAGCGCCTTGATCGCCCTTGACACCTTGCGGACCGCCAGGTCCGATCGGTCCGGGGAACCCCTGAATGCCTTGCGCTCCGGTGTCACCTTTGACGCCCTGCGGACCGGTGGCACCGGTCGCGCCCTGAATGCCCTGCGGACCCTGGACGCCTTGCGGGCCCGCAGGACCCTGCGGACCGGTAGCACCGGTCGCGCCGATCACGTAGGACAACACGGTCCATTGCGCGATGCCGTCGCCGATCTTCATCTTGTGGGTGTCGGTCTCGTAGCCCTGTTCGCCCTTGGCGAGAATCGGATTGGCTGCCGTCCACTCAGCGGCCAGGCCACGTCGAATCATCAACATCGCGGTCACGGCACTGCCACCCCACAATCAATCACGCTTGGTCCGACCTGACTTGGTGTCCCGCAGTCGATGATCGCGTAGCCACCTTCGCTGCCACCGACCGGCCAATCGTCACCAGCTTCACCTTGTGGTCCAGGGGGACCTGGCGAACCGGTTGGTCCTGCGGGCCCGGTCGGACCAGCGGGCCCGGTCGGGCCGCGGATGCTGCCAACGTTGACCCAGGCGCTGCCGTTCCACACCCAGCCAATGCCACCCGAGTCGATCCACATGTCGCCGTCTTCGTGCGGCTCCGGGTCCTGACCAGTGGTCGGTGGACCCGGCGTCGGGATCGTCCCCAGGAAGTCCCACGGCGCACCAGCAATCAGCCCTTCGACGTAGGTGATGCGACGCTGCAGATCGAAGAACGCACGGCGTTCCGGGTCGCGGGTACGCGACTCGAATCCCGCGCGCCCCCCGGTTGTCACGACGCCCGCTCTTGCTCCCTGGCGGCGCGCTCGCGGGCAGCGAACTGAGCGGCGATGGCGTCGAGTTCTTCGTCGCTCAAATCCTTGGCGGGACGATTGACGGTGATGTCCAGCTTCTGCGGCTTCAAGCCATCGACAAGTTCCATATAGGTCTTGGCGGCTTGGACGTGGCGGGGATCGTCGTTGTCGGTGCCAGTCTTGTAGAGCGTGTCGAGCAACGCCTGCTTGCGCTCCGGGCTGCCAATCGTGGTCATGTAGTGCTGATCCCAGAGCGCCACGAAGTCGGGATTCTTGCGCCAGTTGGTCAGCGTGCTGACACCGATGCGGAACTGCTTGGCGAGTTCCTCTTGGGTCTGCGGCTGACGATCACGCTTGGGCGTGCAGAGCCATTCGATGAAGGCTTGCTTCTTCTCGGCGTCGTTCTTGACCACCCTCACGACGCCATTGTGGCAGAACCCCCGTTACAGGGCGAGGAAGCCGAGCGCGAGGCAAGCGAGCCCGGCGACGGTGAGCAGTCCCGCGGGGATCGCGGCGGTCTTGGTGATCATCACGATGACTTCGATCAGGAAGATGATGAAGGCGACGAGGAACATCACTTCCGCGAAGTCGGGTTTGGTCATAATTGCACTGAGCATGAGCCACCGTACCTCTCGAAGATTCTGCTTGTTTCCCGAGAAATAGTATGCTAGGCTAGTCGTATGACCATCGAGGCAGAAGAGAAGGGACGCAAGCCGATCGAACCGATCGACGTGGCAGTCCAACTCAACGTCAAAGTCCCCTACCACTACCGCCAGCAGTTGATGCGGGAGGCGAAAGAGAAGCACCTGTCGCTCAACCGCTACGTCGTCAACGGACTCGTCCGGGCCTACCCGCCCGAACGCCGATGAGGGTCTGCGGCATTGATCCTGGGGTCGATGGCGCAGCCGCCCTGATCGACACCGACGACGGCGAAGTCGACGTAGCCGACCTGCCATCGGGCCCGCACGGCATCGACCCGGTTGCCTTGCAAGAGCTACTCACGGACACCTGGGGAGTGCGAAGTGTGTGGCTTGAAGACAACCGGGCCAATGGACGGAATGGCAGTCTCGCGAACTACTCGATGGGACGCACAGAGGGTTTGATCATCGCCACCGTGCTGTGCGCCGGGATACCGCTCCACCGCGTCAAGCCCGTCCAATGGCAGCGTTCTGTCGGGCTCTCCAACGTGAAGGCGGGCGAACGCAAAGAGGCGTCACGGATGCGGGCCCGCGAACTGTTCCCGTCGCGGCTCGACGACCTGAAGCGCAAGAAGGATCACAACCGCGCCGAGGCGCTCCTGATCGCGACGTACGCATGGACGGGGCCGAAGTGAAGTGCGGCCTCTGTGAAAGCGGAACCTTCTGCGTGATCCACGATCCGCCCCGAACCTGGACCGTCTACGACGAATGCCTACTCGCCACCGACGCGATCTGGGACGACCGCGATGCCTACATCAGCGCCGTCTTGGACCGACTCGACATCGACCCGAAGCAACTGTGGAGCGAATACCGGAGGCGACTGTGACTCAGGACGAAATCATCCAAGCCGTGCGGGCGATCGTGGACGAGAACATCCATCCACAACACCTGACGGTTCCGCCCGCGCTGTTCGACGAGTACTGGAACCTATGCCGAGCCAAAGGCCAACCACTGATGGTCGACGAGAAGCTGGCGATGGCTGGCTATCAGAACTTCATCCCCGGCTTGTTCAGCTACACGATCGTTCGGGGCCAACCATGAGTGTCACATCCCTCGGTCATGATCCGTTCATGAGCACGTTACGACAGTTCGCCGAACAGGGAGCGACCCGCAACGAACGTGAACTGGCACAGATGCTGCTCGACCTGTACCAACTGACATCAACCTATCCACTCGTCGTCCACTACGTCGATGAGTTCACCTTGAAAGCGACAGCATGAGCCTCGACCTGGAAGACATCGAGCCGACGACGCGCACCGACTACCGGCGTGCCAATGGCGCACCACAAGTAGTGGTCGATGGGAAGGGTGAGAGGTACTCGCGGCCTTCCAGTTTCGCGGACCCCTTGGATGATAAATCGGCCCTTACCAATTGGAGAATCGACCGTGGCTGTCTCGGCGTCGCTGGCGATCGTGCGTTGCAGGCGCGGTGGTGCGCGCTCGACTTGGATGACAAGGGCCAGAACAAAGAGAAGACGAAGCTGCGTGACGATTCGATCAGCGCCGGGCGCGGGGCGCAGGCGGCTGACATCGGCACAGCGCTGCACGCGATGTCGGTGCGCTGGGAGCAGGACGAGAAGTTCTCGCCACCGGAGCCGTACCTGTCGTCGCTGAACGCGTACGACGTAGCGATGAAGGAGTTGGGGCTCGTAAGTGAGCGCTTCGAGTTCCACACGGTCAATGTGGAATACCGCTGTGCGGGAACAGCGGACCGTCTGTACCGGCTGACGAGGCCGTTGACAGCGCCGGACGGAAGCGTCCTTGAAGCAGGCGAGTTGGTGATCGGCGACTTGAAGACGGGCGGCAAGATGGAGTACTCGATGCCCGCCTACGCGGTGCAGTCGTTCCTGTACGCGGGCGGTCAGTTCTACAACGTCGTCACCGATGAGTTCGAAGATACGCCAGCGATCAATCAGCGCTGGGCCCTGATTGTGCACATGCCGGTCGACGAGGGCATCTGCGAGTTCCTGTGGTGCGATCTGGAAGTCGGTGGCTTCGGGGCGTACATCGTCCAGCAGGTGAAGTTGTGGCGCAAGAACTGGCGCGCTGGCGAGTTCGAGTTCGCGAAGGCAATGCCGGGCGGGCTGCTGCCTGAACCGACGACGACGGGGCTCCCCAACACCTGCTGCGACAACGGCAACTTCGGTGACGGACACGAGTGCCAGAAGCAGCCCGGCCCGGTCGACGAGCCAACATCGTGGCCGGACGAACCGAACTCCGATGGAGCGATCGACCTACCCCCACAAGTAGTCGAGCCCGCCGTCAGCGTGACCGAAGACGGCGGGCTCGACGAACTCGTCTCGTGGGCGAAACTCCGACTGTCGTATGTTGCCCAGAACGAAGGTGCCACGAAACTTCTGATGCGGTTGTGGCCCGCAGGATTGCCGACGCCGAAGCAGGGCGTCAAGACAGTGGATCAGGCGAACGAGATTCTGTCGCTGCTGTCGAAGGTGGAGGCGGATTTCGAGTTGGGCTTCGTGGAAGGTGGACCATCAACGACAGGACCGCGACGTGGACGCTGAGAACTTCTGGGCACGCGTGGATGCGACAGGGCCATGTTGGCTCTGGCTCGGTCCGATCGACCCCAACGGCTATGGCCGCGTCCGAGTCGGCAATCGGAATCTCTACGTCCATCGAGTCGCCCGCGAGTTGCTCGTCGGTTCGATCCCCGATGGGCTCGAATGCGATCATGTATGTCGAGTGCGTCGGTGTTGCAATCCCGATCACGTCGAGCCGGTCACGCACGCCGAGAACATCATGCGTGCGCCAGTTCGAGGCGCACCACGGTCCACGCATTGCAAGCGTGGACATCCGTTCGATGATGCCAACACACGCATCACCGTGAAGGGACGAGTGTGCCGCGCCTGCACCCGTCTCATGAAGAAGCAACGGCGCATCAACCTGAAAGGAAGTGCATCATGCCCGTAGGGCTTAGTGAGATTGGTGGAGGGGGCAAGAGTTGGTCCCCGGAGACGATCGGCGAGAAGATCGCCGGAACGATCCGCCTCGTCGAGCGGCGTCCGCAACGTGAGTTCGGTTCCGGCAAGGAACTGACGTGGGACGACGGACGCCCGCGTCTGTTGACCTACATCGAGTTGGAGACCGAACTCAACGAGGGCGACGACGATGACGGTGTCCGTGCCTTGTACGCCAAGGGCGGCAAGAACTTCGAGCCCGCCCAGGGTTCGGGCACGTCGATGGAAGTGGCGATCGCCGAAGCGGTGCGTGCCGCTGGTGAGACGGCGATCGAAGAAGGTGCCGTGCTGGCGGTGCAGTACACCGGCATCGCCAAGCCGACGACGCGCGGCTATCAGGGTGCGAACTTGTTCCGTGCTCAGTACAAGGCCCCGGTCTCGTCCGTGCAAGCCGACGACCTGTTCGGCGACTGACGTGCAGACCGTGACCTGTGAGGGTTGCGGTCGTACAGCCGACCCCACCCAGGAGGCCATGTTCCAGATGGTCAC